CTGCTGCCAGACATCGTTGCCCGTCACATTGGCGAGGGCTCCGGTCGCGCCCATGTAGACCGCGTAGTCCCCGGAGCCGAGGGGCGTGGAGAAGCTGGTTGTTGCGGTGATGGGGTAGGGGCTGCCTTGGATCGCGACGGGCCAAGGTTGGGTCGAGCCTCCGAAGTTGTTGGAGCCGGTTATCGTATAACTGCCTCCAGTGACAAGTTCTCTATAACTTTTTCCGCATAGTGCTAGGCAGTTGACTACTTCAACTATTAGAGTGTACCCGGAGTTGGCTTGGAACCCAAACTCCGTGTTTACTGGAGCATTTCCAAGGGTCGTGCAGTTTATGAACTTAGCCCGAGTGGTATTTGGCCCGCTCTGGAAAGAAATGCCAACAAAGCCGTTTGTCGCACTAACGACTTTGGCTACGCAGTTCTCGTATATTGCGGCCTCTGAGTCCGATGTGGATGCGTTGTCCGCCCACGGGAAACCCCACGATAGAGAGACTTGCCCCAAAACCGATAGACAGTTTCTAAATACGATGCCCAGTCCACTACAAACATTATAGCTACTTCGGTTATCGTCTAGTTGCAGCCCATCTATTACCGTGTAGTCGTCTTTGAGTACCGCAACATTTCCCGCAGTAGTTCCAACGATAACGACTCCAGCCCCGAACACGCCCCCGTGCTCACTCCCAGCCGCAGGCTTGTAGGTGACATTCCGAGTCGCGTCCGTCGTGAGCGTGCTGTTGAAGATCACGCTCTCCGAGTAGGTAGCGGCATCCGCCTCGAAGACAATCGCCTCATCGTTCGCAACGAGGTCAGCCGAGGTCCCGATGTTCGTCACATCGGCCTCGGCCAGCGTGAACGAAGCGTAGTCACGCCCGCTCGGCCCGATTGTCCGCGTGATGACCGTGACCATCAGCCGCCAGCCTTGTCGCTACGCAGAGCGACGATCTCCGCCCAGGTCTTCGTGATCGCAGCAGCCGCCGGATCGTCGTGATCCACCCAGGTCAGGTGCGCTGCGTCGGCCAGCGTCACGCCGTATCGACGCTTGCCAAGCTGCTCGCGCCCGAGGTCCGGGTCGTTCGGGTCGATGAGGTCGCCCTCCCACGGGGCCATGAGCGCCAAGACATCCGGGTCGTCATGCTCCTTGTCGGAGCAGTAGACGAACGCGAAGCCGGAGCTAGTGCCGGTCACGCTGCCGCCGGGGTTCAGGTGCCCGTCGAGGACTTGGACGACATCGTTGTCGGAGTAAGTAAGGCCGCCGCTCGGAGCTGCGGTGATGATGAGTGCGTGTGCCATGTTCTAGTTAGTCCCTGCGGTCCAGCCGCTGTAGTCCGACCCATCGCCCAGCAAGTTCTGCGGCCCGGAGACGAAGTAGCCGCGAGCGTCGGCGGGGTTGCCGACTGTGAGGCGCGGGTTCCAGATGGTGCTGCGCCCGGCGCTACCCGCATCCGCCAGATACCAGTAGTGCCATGAGGTGATGGCATTGTTGCTGTAGTCGATCAGCGTGATTCGATAGCGCCACCAGCCATCGGTGCCGATGGCATCCTGCTGCACATGATCAGCGATGGTATATCCCGGACCATATGTCGTCAGCGTGTTGATGCCCGTCACGCCGCCAGCGGCATCGACAACAATATAGACCCTCTCGGTGAATCCCACCGACGACCGCAGGTAATACATGATCCGACCCGTGTCCCAATCGGCGTTCGTGTGATTGACCCAGAACTCGTAGATCCAGGTCCCACCCGTCGTCGCAATCGAGTGAGAGGTCGTAGAGAGCGTCCTAGAGCTTGCTGTATTCGTATTAAAGTCATACGCCGACAGCGTTCCATCGGGCGCAGGAGTCGTGCTTAGCTCTAGCTCCGTATCTGCGACGGTGCGTGACCACGCCGAAAGATCGTTTGCGGTCAACCAGTTCTTCCCCCGCGACACCCAGTCGCCGTAGCGAAGGGTGGGGTTCCAGAAGACGAACTCGGCAAGCGAGCTGTTACCTTGCAAAGGCACATAAACAATCTCCGCGGATGCAGGGCTGTTGGCTGCGTTGATAGACAGGTCCAAGCGATACCAGCCGGTGTCGCCGATGGCCTTTAGATCGACATTCTTTTCTTGAGAGTATGGCTCGCTCCCCGATGTCGTTCCGCTGTACGCGGCGATTGAAGGCGTCGATCCAGTAGTACCTAACTGGACGAATGACTGCTCAAGCGCCGTGCTTCCTCCCGCTGCTTCGCTACGAATCCATGTCCGGTATAGCTGGCCCGAGAGCATTGACGGATAGTAGAAATAGATCCGAACCGTCCATGACGCATCATCTAGCCAGTTGCCATCCGATGGCGTCGATACCATTGCAGTCAGTTGCGCGGTATTCGTGATATGTGTCGCCGTCAGAGTCCCGTCCGGGGCAGCTATTGCCGAGGTCGTAATGACCGGCACTCCACCACCATAAGCGTAGTTGCCGAAGTCGGTGTAGTCAGCAGGCGCACCAGCGTCGGTCGTGAGCAAGTTCTCCACGCCATCATCGACCGTCAGGAGTTGCTGCCCGGTGATGTGGTTGCCGTAGCGGAGTTCGGCCTTCCAGTAGGTGAAGCTCGTCTCGGTGTTCAGGAATGGATAGCGATACCAGAACTGAATCGCGAACCGATTCGCTGCTCCGCTATAGTCTGCGATCCGCAAGCTGACGCGATACCAATCGGTGCCTGCGACACGGGTAGCTCGGAACGCATTGGCGGATGTATACGAAGGCCCCGTGCTGACTGATGAAAACGAGCTAACGCTAACGCCGTCTGTCGTGTCGATGTCGAATATGGCAATACACGACTCAGTACCCGAGATGGCTTCATAAATGCGGAGATAATGCGTGCGGGTATCGGCTTCCGCTAGGAGGTATATGCTCCAAGTATATTCATGCCCCTTCTCCAGCCTTTGATCGCCGTATGGGCTGCCGAAGGTGTTGAAGTTTTCGCCATACTGAATGTCCGCGTTGTTGCTCGCTGTGAACGCAGTCAGCGTCGCGTCCGGGGCAGCGGTCGCGCTCTGCGTGGGTGCGACAGTAAATGAACCCAGCGAGGTGTCGTGAATGAACGGCTCCGACACCATGAGGTTCTCCGCAAACACATTCGAGAACGCCACGGTCGCCTGCTCGGTGATCTGGGGCACGCTGCTGTCCCCAACCTCGAGCACCGTCTTCACTCCATCACCGACCTCGCTGTCGATGTAGAACGAATACTGCGCCGTGTCGCCGGCCTCGATCGACGCAGCTCCGGGCTCCGCCCACGACTCGTCCGCGAGCTCCGTGCTGTTGTCCCACTCGATCTTGTCCGCAGTCGTCGTTCCGTCAGGCGCGACATACTGATCGCTCGTCGCCGTCGGAGCCGGGTTCGAGTCGTCCGTCCCGACGATCCAGTCACCGAAGTCCAGGTAGTCCGGAGCCAGCAGGTTCGACGCATCACGCAGCCGGTGCCAGACGCCCGCCGTCGTGTCGCTCATCAGAACCTCGCAGTCATACTGCGCGTTCAGAGTCGTCGAGCTCGCGCCGTCGATGGTCCCGCCGCCAGCAACGACGACCGACACCGCTCCAATCCCAGCCGTCGTGCGCTTCAAGACCAAGCGCACATTCTGATACCGCTCGTCACTCGAGGGGTCCGGCAGCGTGATCGTCATGTGATCCGCCGGGGCCACGAGGATGTAGCGCCCGAGGTCCGGATCGACCGTCGCCGATGCGGTCAGCGTCTGGATGCTCACCGAGTCGAACGCATCGTTGAGCAGCGACCTCGAGGCCGACACCAAGGTCGTCGAGGCGATCGCCGGATGTCCCGGGTGCGTCGGCATCAGGCAGTCAGCTCCCCGCTCTTGAGCCGGTTGTACCAGCCAGTCACATGGAGACGACCGATGTCCGCCGTCGCGACATGAGCCGCGATCGTGTAGGTCGAGCCCGCGATGAACCGGACCCGCTCGCCGTGCAGGACCTCGATCGTCGTGTACCTCGGGATCTCCAGCGTCAGCGTCGCATTGTCGATCGACGCCTTGCTCGTCTCGTCCTCCGGGTTGATGATCAGATTCAGGACCACCGAGCTGCTGTAACCGTTGTGGATCTTGATGTGAACGCTGTCGATCACATCGGCCTCGGTCATCACATGGATCCGCGTCACATCAGATGCCAACGCGAAGTCGTCAACGATGTGGATCGGGCGACCCTTGACGGACTCGGAGATGATCTCCGTCCGCAGCTCTTGGTTCTGGAGGCTCATTGGAACATCTCGTGCAGGATGAACTCGCGCATCGGCGTCTGGTCCTCGAGGCTCATCCGCGGCGGCGTGATGCGCGTGTGGAACTTGAGGATCCGGACATTCTGGTTTGCGTGGTGACGACGGACTCGCAGCCGGAACTGGATGTCCACGAAGCTGTAGATGCTCGGAGTGTAATCTCGCCAGCTTCCCCAGCCAGCACTCGTCCCGTCCCGGTTCACCCGGAACTGGATCTCGAGCTCAGGGTTCGACGGCTCGGCGGGCACCGTGCTCCGAGGACCCTCCCAGGTCCAGCGGTCGTAGAGGATGTCGCCGTAGGCCCAGGTCGCGTCAGCCCAAGTTTCCTGGTTCTCGGCGTAGGCTTCGACCCACGCCTCGACGAAGTGCCGGCGCGGCTGGCGGAACTGCTCGAGGGTCAGGATCGCGCCCTGATCTCGCTGGCTCGTGTACGCCGTCTCCCAGGTCAGCGAGGTCGAGGCCGCCGTGTAGACGAGCTCGCCGTCGGCGTTCTCCTCGAACTCCGGCCCGATGAACGCCGAGCCCGGGGTCGGCACCGCCTGCTCCCAGCCGTTCGCGTCGTAGTCCTCCCACGCCTGGTCCGGGGCCGTGCCGTCGAAGGGCAGCGTGTCGCCGTCCACCGTCGGGTTGAAGTTCAGGGTCGTCGGCACGCCGTAGTGACCGACGCTGTTCATGGCCGCGAAGCGCAGCACCGGAGATCCGAGGGTCGAGCCAGCCCAGTCGTAGGTCGGCCCGACACGACGCGCTCCGGCCCGCTGGCGGGCTTCCTCGCGGAAGACCTGCTGCCCGAGGATCCAGCCGCCGCCGCGCCGGCACTCGACGGACAGGAGATCGTCGCCCGTCACCGAGTAGCCGTAGATCGCCTGGTTCTCCGCGATCACCGCAGCGACATCGGTGGGCGTCTCGGGCGGAGCCGTCAGGCCCCGGAGCTGCACCGTGTAGACCAGCGAGGTGCCAGGCGCACGACGACGGCCCTTGGTCGTCACGCTCTGGGCGCAGATCTCGATGGTGTCCGCAGTCGTGCCCTGGGGCAGCGTGACCGTCGCCTGGGTGTCGAGGCCCGTCGTGCTGCCGGCGTACTGCCAGCCGCCCTCGAGGCCCTCCTTCGGACGCCAGAAGATCTCGGTCCTGGCGATGAAGGGCTTTGACGGGCGGTCGTACTCGAGCCCGATGTAGAGCGTGGCGACATACTGGCCCGGGCCTCGACGGACCCAGACATCCTTGAGGCCCGTGATCGTCGTCGATCCGGGCAGCATGTCCTCGTTGCCGCCGGCCTCGAGCAGCGGAGGCAGGTCGTCGTCGCCGCCCTTGAACCGGAGCAGGTTCGAGTCGGACTCGGCGGTCGCCGTGTCCTCGAAGATCAGCTCGTTGTATTCGATCCAGTCGCACTCGCGGGTCAGGTCCTGGTTGACCTTCGTGCTCAGGATCTCGACCACAAGCTCGTCGCCGCTCTTGCAGACGAGCCAGGAGGAGTCCTCCTGGGTGAAGGTGCCCATGCCCGCCGTCGTGACGATGAGGTCGCCAGCCTGGTAGGTGCCTGCACCGCAGAGCGTCGCGTCGATGGTGCCCTCGCCGAGCTTCTCACGGAAGTCGCGGATGTAGACCTTGTGGGCTCCGCTCGCGATCTTGAGCTCACGGTCGAGGGCGATGGTCCTCGTGCCCGCCACGCCGACGCCAGCAGCGGCCCAGCGACCGTAGCTCAGATGGCAGCCCCAGACCTCGATGGTGCCCGTCGCCGCCGCGCTCGAGCCGCTCACATCCGAGGCCGGGAAGATCCGCACGATCGGAGCCGCGCCGCCGTCCGTGGCGACATGGTAGGCAGCGACCGTCACGCGCCACCAGCCCGAGCCGCCGAACTGCTGCACATGGACCGCCCGGCGCTTCTCGGGCATCGTCGCCGTGGCGTATTCCGAGGCGGTGCCACTGCTCCAGTCCACGAGGTACGACGCCGTGCCGCCCGGAAGGATCAGGGCGAACAGCGACTTGGCCGCGGTGCCCGGCTTGACCCAGATCCCGTAGCTCACCCAGTCGGTGTTCAGGTCCGTCGTGTCGCCGGCCTGCTCGATGTAGTTGTGGGCCGAGTTCGTGTCGTTCAGCGTGTCGGCCTCCGTCGCCGTGCCGAACGGGTTGCTTGCCGTGTTCGCCGTGACCGTGAGGCCCGCGCTCGAAGTCCACGACCCGGTGTTGAAGGCGCTGTTGTCCGACAGCATCTCCGTCATGTAGCCGGCGTTCGCATAGGACGCACGGATGACGCGACCGCCGGTGCCTCGAGGGATAAGGTCGTGACCGAGGCGAACGAGATCGCCGGGCTCGTAGGGCAGGCCCTCTGCACCGAGGGTGAACTGGCCGCTGCGCTTGAGGAGCCTGTTGATGTTGAGCTCGAAGAGCGCCTGCCGCTGGGCCTGGCCCCTCGAGGTGATGCCGATGTAGTTCCTCGACTCCTTCCGCACCTCGTCGAGGCTCGCCGCGTTCGTGATGTTCGGGTCGAGGACCGTCACGGGCGACAGCTCGTAGTCCTGGTCCCGGTCGGCGATCGTCACATCGAGGGCGTTGGCCTTCTGGCTCCCGTCGGTGTAGCTGATCCGGAAGCTGTCCTTGACGATCGACGCGCTGGTGAGCACGCCGACAGGAGTCCGAGGGTACTGGTACTTCCAGCGGACCTTCGTGCCCTCGCGGATCGGGATGGCACGACCGACGCCGGCGACCTCGAGGATCGCGTCCCAGGCGGACTGCTCCCGGTCGAAGACGCCGTTGAACTCGTGGCGCTTCTCGCCGAGCTCGAGCGTCGCCCCCGTGATCGTCGCCGTCGGAACTGTGCTCAAGAGCCAAGTGTTCGTCGTCCAAGGGTTCGTCTCATCGAGACGGTCCCAGTAGACCGCGATCTGCCAGTAGCCGATGCCGCCTCCGGAGACGAGATAGTTGATCTCGTAGATCTCGTAGCCGCCGGCAGTCGAAGAACCGAGCAGCCCATTGTTGATGTCGGTCGGTGCGCCAGGAACGACATAGCCGTGCAGGCGCAGATATGCTCCGACCTTCCAGTCCGGAGGAAGTGAGGTGTCGCTGCTGCTCTCCTTGATCTGGACCAGCATCCCGCCTCGAGTGTCCCCCGTGGACAGGTCCACGATGTTCTCGTCGAAGAAGATGTCCTCGACGAAGTTCTGCTGCCCGCCGCAGGTGAACTGCCTTGAGCCAGCATAGACGATCTCGTCGCAGTATTCGGCCCAAGAGTAGAGCGACGGGCTCAGGCAGTCCTCGATCGCGTAGGTCGCTCCGAGGCCCCATCGCTTGTCGGTCAGGATGCCGAGGCAGATCCAAGCCGGGTTCGTCGAGTATTCGGTCGAGATCGCCGGGCTGACCGTACTGACGCCATCCCAGACCGGAACGAGAAGACCCTCGATCAACGCCGAGATGCTGGGCAGCGAGCCGCTGAGTTGCTCGGTCGCGCCGGCCTTGATCGACAGGATCGGGCTGTTCGGATAGACGAGCTCGTTCTCGGTGACGGCCTGGAGCTCGACGAACTTCACATCGTCGTAGGTGTTCGTGTTCTCCGAGTCGGAGTTGATCCGCACGACCTCGACGCGATAGCGGCTGCGCTTCGCGGTCGGCAGGGTCTGCGTCGGATCGGTGATCCATCCTGCTTCAATGCCAGCAGTCGAGGTCCCAGTCAGCGTAAAGTCTGCGAACTTGCGGCTGCCCGGCGCATTGTCGTCCTGAGTTGCATCGAAGTCGAAGGTCGCAGCACCAGAGGCACTCTTGCCAGAGACATATGCCAAGGTCCCGACGCCGCCGTTGTATTGCGCCAGAATCTGCGAACCGCTGAGTTTGCCAGCGACATTACTGTCGGCGCTGTAGCAGACGAACTGATCGAACAGGTTGTTCGGGGCGTTGGTGAAATCGCCAAGCTGATGAACCGTGCCGCCCGCGATAAGTCCGGTGTGCCTCGAGTTCCACTGGTTGACGAGTTGCCCGTTGATCCAGAGCTGGTCTACATGGTCAATGTCGTCGCTGAGAATCAGCGCGATGTGTGACCAAGCACCGAACGGGATGGTCGCCGAGGTCGTGAAGTCGATGTTGTCGGAGATGCTGCCCGATCCGTAGTTCGACTGATACCGAACCGCCCCATCGGAGAGCAGAGTGATGAGGTGGTTGTCGGTGCCGAATACCGGATCGTCCTGCCTGAGCAGATCGCCAGCGGTAGTTGGATTGACCCAGAAGAGATAGCTGGCGCTGTCGTGGCTCGAGCCGCTGACTGCCGCCGTGACCTGGCCCTTGAGCGCCTTGCCTGGCGTGTAGTGCTCGTAGGTCTGCGGGTCGTAGAACGGGAGCGGAGCCTCGAGGTAGAACGGCTCGGTGCTCTTCGCGCTCGTCAGCGCACGCGGAGGCAGACGCACCCAGCCGTCGCCGTACTCGCCGCCCGTGACGATCGGAGAACCCAGGGCGTCGAGCTCGCGGTAGCGGATCTGGTAGGCGTAATAGCTCGGGTCGTAGCTGCCAGTGCTCGAGTTCTGACGGAACAGGCCGCGCTCGAAGTAGAGACGGGCGACAGCAGAGTCCACCGCAAGCGCCGTGATGTCGATCGCCTCGCCGTAGCTTGCCCAATAGGAATCGTTGGTCGTGTCGAACCAATCGTTGAAGCTGTAGCCCGCCGCGTAGCTATTGTTCGACGAGCTTGTGGTCGTCGGCGCGGTCAGCAGGAAGTCCGCCGGATAGCCGGTACGGACAGCCTCGAAGCCGGGGACGACATCCTGCTCGTTCGAGCCGAGTCGCACCCAGCCCTCGATGCTGTCGTAGTTGTCGGCAGCGTTGCCGTTGATGTAGATCGAAGGGGGCACCGCCTCGCCGAGCTCCGAACCGAAGGGCGTCGCCGCCGGCGTGTCGGCCTCGAGGCCGCTCATCGACTTGATCGGTCCCTCGCCGAAGGAGAGTTGCTGGTAGATCGTCGAGACTTCCGGGATGCCGATGCTCCGGATGTATTCGTTCACGACATTCCCGCCGTAGCGCACCTTGCCGAAGATGAGCGGCATCGGGATGCCTTCGGACCTCGACGAATAGATCCCGTCGAAGTTGTAGAGCGTCGAGCTCCGGTCGCCGAGCTCCGGGTTTTCGCGGCTCGGCCCGAACAGGAGCAGTGCTGCACGGCCAAGAGCGTATGCACCGAAGATCAGCGCCACGGCTTTCAAAACCGTGATCAGCGTCACATCCTCGGGCAGCAGGACGAAGCCCACCGTGCCGTGATCGCAGCGAGTGTCGCCCCAGTCCTCGAAGGGCACGGGCACGCCGTTGACCAGAGCCGACACCCCGTGCTCGCGCCGGAGGTCGTCGGGCACGAGCTCGAGCAGCGTGGCCGGCTCTGCCTCGTAGACCTCGCGCTCGCCGAGGTTGAACGGATCACGGACAACGACGACCTGGATCACCGGGCTTCCTCCTGGAGACGGTAGACAGCGTGCGCGAAAGCCAGGCGGTTCGTCGGCGTCGAGAAGACACCGATCTGGGACCCGGCGCTCAGGGCGAGCTGGTGCTTCTCATCGACCACGACCGAGACATGCGATCCGCTGCTGCCTCGGGACAGCACGACATCGCCGAAGAGCAGACGCTTCGTGACGCGGCCATCGGGGCAGGACTGGACCTGATCCCACGGGTGCATCTTCGGATCACCGAGGACGCTGGTGATGTAGAGCGCGGCCTCGTGCTCCTTGCTCGGCAGGAACCGCGTGCTCCAGCCGGCGCGGCGGAAGACCTCGCGCACGATGCCCGCGCAGTTGAAGGTGCTCGGGCCGTCGGCGTCGTACTCGTAGGGCACGCCGATGAGATCCTGGTAGTCGATGGTCATCGACGGCTCCCTCGAGGGATCCCTGGGAACCCGCCGAACCTCGCCGGATGCTGACGCTCCAGACCGTTCGCTACCTCGTCGTCCCCCCTTTCTTCGCACGCCTCGAGCGTATAGGTGCAGTCGTTGAAGCTCCCGAGGTTGATGTTGTACCCGCACTCGAGACTTCCGAAAATCCAACGACACCTTCTCCTTGAGTAGAGGAACCTGGGCAGCCGCGCCCGAAACAGGTTGTAAGCAGAGAGCTCGACGGTCACGACCTCGTGGTTCATCGTCGCGCCGATGATCCGAGCCTCTTCGATGACGGCTGCGTTGCCATCGTCGAGCGCCCGGCTGCTCACGATGATGACCTTCGCCCTCATGTTGATGAGGCCATCGTTGTCGTCGATCACCGAGGTCAGCCAGTACGCGCCGCCGGTGGCGAGGCTGACCTTGATCGTCGGCAGACCGCCTTCGCCGTCCTGGTCGATGCCGCTGTGGGCGATGGGCGCAGGGTAGTAGACCAGCGGATCGCCGCTCTCGTCCTCGCCGAACTCGACCCTCTCCGGGTAGTTGGTCAGGCGATACCGCTCGCCGGTCGGCACCTCGAACTCGAAGAGCCAGATGAACGGGTCCTCGGACTCGAGCTGGTTCTTGTGCTCCGTCGTCAGGTTGTCGAGGTTCTTCACCGCGTCGTCTCCTACGGGTTGAAGGTGGAAGCGTCGAAGACCTCGACGAGCTCGAAGCGGAAGTCCTCGGCCCCGCTACCCACCGCCGACCGCATCTTACTGGCGAAACTCGGCGAGGCGAAGCGCACCGCGACCGTCTCGCCCGTCGCCTTGTAGGTCCAGTCGAACGGGATCTCGCTGCCCTTGTGGTCCTCGAAGAACTCGAGCAGGCTCTTGCGGTCGGCGTGCGTCGCGCCGAGAGCCTGGACCTTCCAGACCCGACGCTTCTTGCGGAAGGTCGGCATCGTCTGCCGGTGCCCGGTGTCGAACTCGATATCGGCGATCTGGAAGTCGTGCATCTCGTCCACCGGCCACGACAGCGGCAGCTCGAGGGTGCCGGTCTTGCCCTGAGTCTCCGGATCCAGAGGCACCGTCGCCTGGTCGTTCCCGTCCTGGTCGTCGGGCGGATCCGACAGGGGCTCGTCGGTGAAGCTGTCCACCGTCATCAGGCCCGAGGCGTTGAAGGTTTCGACCATCGCGTACATGCCGAAGAGCAGCCCGGTCGAGCTCGCCTCGCTGCGCCGGTCGAAGAGCCAGTCGTCCTCGACCGCCAGCCCGTTGATCGAGGCCGCGACAGGAGTGACCGCCGAGCCGTCGATGTAGAACTTCAATGCGACATCCCCGCCCTCGCCGAAGGAGTCGGTGTCGAAGTTCCGGACCTCGACGGCGAAGGTGAACTGGGTGCCCAGGGCCAGGCCCGAGAGCGTCCGGCTGGCGATCAGGGTCGCCGCGTAGTTCGTCGCCGTGCTGCCGTTGTGGTGGTAGACCTTGAGCCGGAAGGTGTCGGTCGTGCCCCCGACATGCTCGTATTCGATGTAGGCCCTGTATCCGGCCCTGTAGCGGCTCTCGATCGTGGACTCGGAGGTCGAGCCGTGCAGACGCGCCAAGGTCGCCACAGAGCCTCTCAGGTGCATTCCAAGGGCTCGTGTCTCACGGGGCGCGGTGGCGGTGCTCAGGAAGGTCGCCGTGACCTTCTTGTGCTGCTGCGGCGAGCTCGCCGGGCACTGGGAGAAGTACCAGCCGTACCTCTGCTGGGTGCCGCCGTAGACCCCGGTCGGGTCGATCCCGAGCACCAGGCGGTCGTTGCCCGAATCAGCAAGGAGGTGCCCGCGATGCGCGGTCCCGGCGAAGCTGTCGCAGCCCATCATGTCGCCGGTGTAGGCGGCAGCGAGCGTCCGGCTGCTGAGGCTCGAGGACCAGACCGTCGTGTTCGTGTCCTCGTCCGTGTGGACATTCTGGAGCGGAGCGCCGAACAGGCCGCGCTTCCAGAGCTCGCGGAGGTGCAGCGTCGAGCCGGCAGCATCTCGGATCCGCAGCGACTTGAGCTGGGTCACGACCTGGGTCGTCTGGCCGCTCAGGTTCGCGTACTCGTAGGGAGCAGCACCGACAGCGCCCCAGCGGCCCGCCGCGGTGATCGGCGAGCTCGAGTCCGAGTGGTCGAAGACCAGCGTCTCCTCGAAGCTCTGGCCCACCAGCACCGGGCCGGAGTTCACGATCTTCCGGTAGCACCGGATCCGCGTCGGGCTTGAGCCCGTGATGACCATCCGCATCCGGCGCGGCTGGCCGGCGTCCGGAACCCCGGGCCGGAATGTCTCGAAGTCCGACAGCGGAGAGTCCTCGAGGACCGTCACCGATCCGCCGCTGACCTTGTAGAGCACCAGCGCAGGGTCCTCGCTAGCCTTCTTCACATGCATGAAGTAGTAGCCTTCGGGCACCGAGTGGTACTCATCGACCGCCGTCGAACCGCCAGGCGTCGTGAGCGTGCCGCCAGACACCCTGCCGCAGACGCCGACGCAGTGGAACGCCTCGTAGTCGAGGACGCCGCTCTGCTCGTACAGGGCCGGCAGGATCATCACCTCCCCGTCGGCGATGTATGTCTCGCGCTCGACGAAGGCCGAGATGTCGTTGCCAGCACTGCTCGCACCGAAGGGCATGAAGGCCGCGCCGAACGACGGGCCGCTGAACTGATAGCCGAAGAACTGATATTTCGGCAGACGCGGCTCGCCGCCCTCCGGAGCCGGCACG